CGCATCGCCGCCGATCCCGAGACCAAACTCCTGACCGTCCTTGCCAGCATCCAATCGGGCAAGTCCCTGTTCGCCCGCTTGCTGACGTGCCACATCATCGCAAACGCTCCTGGGCCGACGATGGTGCTTCAGGCCACCGACCCCGAGGCCAAGGACTTCGCCCTGCGTTACCTCCGCCCGGTCTGGAACAACTGCCCGCCGGTGAAGGCGCGTCTTTCGGGCGACGACCTCGACCGCTCGACGACTGCGGACTTCGACCGCATGACGCTCTACTGTCGCGGCATCTGGAACGAGGCCAACCTTCAGCGCCTGTCCCTGCGTTACACCATCGCCGACGAGTGCTGGATGGCGCCGCCCGGACACTTGGCCGAACTGAGCGCCCGCGTGACGGCGTTCGGCTGGATGGGCAAACGCATCTTCTTATCCCAGGGCGGACGGGCTGGGCAGGAGTTCCATCAGCTGCACGAGACGACGGACCAGCGTGACTGGAATATGCGCTGCCCGAAGTGCGACCACCTTCAGCCGTGGGTCTGGGAGCAGATCAGGTTCCCTGAGGACGCCAAGGCGACCGGCACATGGGACTTGCACAAGGTCAGCGTGGGCACGACCTACGAGTGCGCGGGATGCCGGACGCACCTGCCCGACACGAACGCTTCCCGCCTCGAGGCCAACGCTCGCGGCACGTTCGTCGCGACATCCGTATCGGCAAACTCCGGGCACATCGGCTTGCATTGGAACTCGCTCGCGTCGATGAGCTGGGGCGAGTTGGGTGTCCTGATGCTCAAGGCCAAGGAGGCCAACGACCAATACGGAGACGAGGAGCCGCGGCGCATCTTCAAACAGAAGCGGCTGGCTATGCCCTGGAGCGAAGAGGGCGGCGAGATGGTTGCTCTGGCGGAGGCCGCCAACTACAAGATGGCCGACCCTTGGGACGCGGAGGCCGCGATCACCCCGAAGGCCCGCGTCGTCGAGCAGAAGGACGCCGTGCCCGGGAGCATCCCTTTCCGCACGATGGGGGTCGACGTCCAGCGTGGCCACTTCTGGGTGACTGTGCGCCGATGGGCCAAGACCGGGCATAGCCGCCTGATGGCCTTCGCTCGCATCGACTCATGGGGCAACGTCGAGGCGTTCGCCAAGCAGCACGGCGTCCATCATGCCATGGTGCTCGTCGACTCGGGTGACAATACGACCGAGGTCTACCGCGAGACGGCCAAGCGGAACTGGAAGACGGCCAAGGGCTCTGGCTCCGACGACTTCGCGGTCACCGACAAGTCCGGCAACACGACCCGCCGCTTCTACTCCGAAAAGCAATCAATCGTCGTCCCTGGCATCCCGCAGCGCGCGATCCTCATCGTCCACTCGGCCACCGCCGGCAAAGACCTCCTGCACGGCCTCCGGGCTCGCCGCGTCTGGACCTATGCGCTGGACGCTACCCCCGAGTATGTCGAGCAGCTGAGCGCCGAAGTCCGCGTGAAGGACAAGCGGACGGGCAAGCCCATGTGGATACTTCCCCAGGGCAAGAAGGACAACCACGCCATGGACTGCGAAATCCTCGCCCTGCTGGCCGCCGTCCGCTGGGGCATCGCCGGTCGGGAAACTGCCGAAACCGACTTGCAACCGTCATGACCCTTGGCAGACTTTCCTCAAGGGTACGCCGTTTAGTGTCGTGGGAGGAAGAGACCTATGGCGTGGGCTGGGCGGCGTACCCCCTCTCCGCCTTCCATTCTCGGCAAGTTTAAATGGCCTCTGGACTCTTTATCGGACTTACGGAGTGCGAACTCCTAGACATCAAAGCCAAGGCGGTCGCCATGATCACCGAAGGTAAGACCCTGATGTCCTACTCCGACTCCGGCTCGTCCGCGTCCAAGCAGTTCGCCATGCCTCCAAAGGAGATGCTCGCCGAGGCGATGTTCGCCCTAAGCCGCCTCGACCCTTCGACCTACGGCGCTCGTCGCACGATCATCTCGACCGACTGGCAGAACCGTCAGGACTAATTTCCATGGCCATCCGCAAGAAGATTAAGACCGTCAGCCTGCGTCCCAAGCCGGCTACGCCTGCCCCGACCGCCCCGCAGCCGCAGGCTTCCTACGGCGATTGGCAGAGCATCGGCGTGACGCGTGCCCGCCGTGCGGCCTACGGCGCCGAACCGCGTGACCTTCGCCGTGACCTGACGCCTTACGACCGCTTGACGATGGTCCGCAAGTGCCGCTGGGCGGAGCGTAACTCCGGGCTCTTCAAGCAAATCCTTGCGGACATCTGCCTCTACACCGTGGGCGACGGCATCAAGCCGCAGAGCCACGCGTCGACCCCTGAGATGCAGGAACGCTATGAGGCTTACTTCGCCGAGAAGGCCAAGCGCATCGACATCACGAACCGCTTCAGCTTCTACCAGGCTCAGTCCATCCTTCTCCGCGGCATGATCCGCGACGGTGATTCCTTCGCCGCCAAGGTGCGTAACGGCGCCGGTGAAGCGAAACTCCAGCTGATGGAAAGTCACCGCGTCGGCGACCCTCTCGAAGGCAAGGTGCCCGAGGGTATGCACGACGGCATCCAGTTCGGTCCCTATGGCGAGTATATCGCCGTGAACATCTACCGTTCCGACGGCTCGTCCCGCCAAATCCTCGCCCAGTCGATGATGATGGTGGTCGACCAGGAGTATGCGTCCGGCGCCCGTGGCGTCCCGCTGCTCCAGCACTCCATCAACTCCATCCAGGACGAGATGGAAATCCTCGCCCTTGAGAAGCAGGCCGTGAAGGACAACGGCGACGTCACCCGCATCATCAAGAAGGCGGGCGGCATCATCGACGGCGACATGGCCAACGAACTCGGAGCGACCGGCACAGGCTCCTACGCCAACCTCGCCAACACGATGGGCGGCAAACTCATCGCCCTTGAGCCAGGGGAGGACATGACGTCCTTCCAGAGCAACCGCCCCAACGCCACCTTCACCGGCTTCCTCGCGGCGCTCGAACGCGACATCTCGCAGGGCGTCCTGCCTTACGAGTTCGTCGGCGACTCCTCCAAGCTTGGCGGCGCCACCGTGCGCCTCATCACGGCCAAGGCTGGCCGAGTCTTCTCGAAGTATCAGACCATCATGATCGAGAACTTCTGCGTTCCGACATGGGGTTACATCATCGGCCAAGGCATCGCCGCGGGCGAACTGCCTGACGACCCGGATTGGAACCGCGTCTCCTGGACGACCCCGAAGTCCGTCACCGTCGACGCAGGCCGCGAAGCCGCGAATGACCGGGCCGACGTCGAGATGGGCCTACTGTCCATGTCCGAACTCTACGCCCAGCGCGGCCTAGACTTCCGCACCGAGATGGCCAAGCGCGCGTCCGACATGGTACACATCAAGGACTTGGCCGAAGAGTACGGCATCCCGTTTGAACTGCTGTTCCGCCCGTCCAACACCCCGGTCGGCACGATCAGCGGAGACGTCGACGAAGGCCCCGAGTCCCCTGAGATGGAGGACGAACCCGCTGACCAGGAAGAGCCCGAAGAGCTCGACCAACCCAATTCCTAAGACCATGCGTTTCCTTACCAACGGACTGTCGGGCCGCGAGCCCCTACTCATCGACCCGACCAAGGCGAAAGACCACGCGGTCCTCGCCGAGAAGTTCGGCTTCACGGATATGCTCGCGCAGCTCTTCGGCGTGGCCCCCAAGCCTTATGTCGTGGACGGCATCGGCATCATCCCGGTCGTCGGAGTGATTGGCAAGGGCCTGTCGCCGCTCGAGAAGATGATGGGCGCCGTGGACGTGAACGAAGTCTCTGAGGCCCTCGATGCGTTCGCCGCAAACCCCGAGGTCGAGAAGGTCGCCCTGCAAATCTCTTCCCCTGGCGGCACGGTCACCGGCGTCGAGGAACTCGCCAACAAGGTGCGTTCCTTCGGCAAGCCCACCCTTGCCTATACGGACTCCGAGATGGCCTCCGCCGCCTATTGGATTGGCTCCGCTGCCGACCGCGTCGTCGCCAGCCCGTCCTCCACCGTCGGAAGCATCGGCGTCTACATGGCCATCCCTGACTACTCCGAAGCCGCCAAGATGGCTGGTATCAAAATGGTCGTCATCAAGTCGGGCAAGTTCAAGGGCGCCGGCATCGAAGGCACGTCCCTTGACGAAGGCCAGATGGGCAACCTGCAGGAAGGCGTCGACACGATCCATACCGAGTTTAAGGAAGCCGTGAACATGAAGCGCAAGATGGTGAAGGCCGAGGCCATGGAAGGTCAGGTCTTCTCCGGCAAGCAGGCCGCCGCCCAGGGCTTGGTCACTGGCTTGGCCGACTCCTTCAACGACGCCCTGCGTTCGTTTTAATTCCATTCACAGCATATTCAAATGACCATCGAAGAACAGCTGCTCGCCGCCAACGCCGCCGTTTCTGGCCTCACCGCCGAACGCGACGACCTCCGCACGACTGTGGAAAAGATGACGGTCGGCGTCTCTGCCGAACTCGAAAGCCTCAAGGTCGAAGCCGCGTCCAAGGACGCCAAGCTCGCCGAACTGACCGCCGCCCTCGAAGTGGCCGTCAAGGAGTCCGAGTCCTTCAAGGCCCTCGTCGCCGAGCACGAAGCCAGCAAGGTCAGCGCCTCCAAGGAAGCCGCCAAGATCGTGGCCTCCGTCGGCGTCTCCCCGGTCGAACTCAGCCCTGCCGACGCCAAGCCGTCCGCCGAAGCCGTCGACCACATGGCCACCTTCCTGTCCCTCCCTGTGGGCAGCAAAGAGCGCAACGACTACTTCGCCGCTCACAAGCACGCCATCATCAAGTGCTGCATCTAATTTCCCTCAACCCTCAATTATCCTAACACACCATGGCTAACTCCATCGCAAACGCCCCGGCCATCCTGGCCGAGTCCGTCATCGCTTCCCTCAAGGGCAAGCTCCCGGCCCTCCGCGCCTTCTCGTCCGTCTTCACCGCTGCCGAATCCGGCGCTGGCAAGACGGTCCAGGTTCCGCTGATCGGCACCTCCACCGCTACCGAGTTCTCGACCGGCGGATACCTCACCCAGGACGACGCGACGATCACCGCCGCCAACGTCACCCTCAAGCACTTCAAGGTTTCGAGCCGCTTCTCGCCCCTCGACGTCAAGATGTATGGCGCCCAGTTCCTCTCGAACGCCTTCGTCCCGACCGCCGCCAACGCCCTCGCTGAAAAGTGCCTGGCTGAAATCGGCGCGCTCATCACGAACGCGAACTACGCTTCGTCCGTCGACACCGGCGCCGCGCTGACCTACGCTGAAGTCGTGACCGCCAAGGGTGTCCTCGACGCCGCCAAGGCCGCCGAGCCCCGCGCGTTCATCCTGAACAGCACCTACGCCAACGGCCTCCTCGGTGACGCTACCATCATCGGCAACTCCGTCCTCGGTGCTGGCATCCTGACCTCCGGCCAGATCGGCACCCTCGCTGGCGCCGCTGTCTACCAGTGGAACAGCCTCCCGACGAACAGCGAAAACCTCGCTGGCTTCGCTTGCGGCGCTGACGCTATCGCTGTCGCCTCGGCCCTCCCGATGTCCGAAATCCCGGGCTTCGAAGTCGCCAACGCTGTCGACGCCGACACCGGCCTCGGCGTCCAGGTCCTCATGGGCCAGGAGCAGTCCGGCTACTACAACGTCACCGCCACGCTGCTCTTCGGTGCCGCTGTCGGTCGCGCGACCTCCCTCCACCGCCTCAAGACCGCCGCCTAATAGCGGTCCAAGGCTCGAACGAGGCTCCCAGCAATGGGGGCCTTTTTTGTGCCCCCTACCAATCCGGGCAAGTATAGGATGAGCCTCTACGGAACCGAGTTTCTCAACGACGCCAAAGAGATGGTGGCGGACTTCGGCGTGGCCGGGTCGGCCAACTCTGGCGCCATCACCTTCTCCTGCCTCATCTCCGACCCCGCCGTCTCGACCGTGCTCGAAGCAGGGGGGTATATGGAGCGGACCCAATACTCTGTCCGCCTCCCCGCTGTAACGGCCTCCTGGAGCCAGCCAGACGGCTCTATGGGGGCATCGGCGGCCCTACTGTCGGCAGGGGTGCCCATCGCCTCCCTCGCCCAGGGCAAGAAGATCGTGGCCGGCGGGAAGACCGTCCGCATCACGACCCAGACCTACAAGCCCGGGTCGGCATGGATCACGCTCGTCGTCATCGACGACAACCAGTAACCCCTGTGGTCACCGTAAGCATTACGCCTGACTCCCAGGCTAAGTTCCTTGCGGCCCTCAAGCGCTTTGCCAAGAAGACTGGTCAAACCTTACGCGATGCCTGCCTAGAACAAGCTGCGCTGGCCTGCCAAGACGCGGCGACCTTTACTCCCCCGTTGGCCAAGGGGGGCGGCAAGGGTCTGTCCAAGGCCGCCGAGATGGCTGGCGAAACCGCTGTCGCCGGCGACATCAAGAAGATGTTCGTCTCGGCCAATGACCGCTACTCAAGGAATGCGGCCAACGTCTTGGCCACTAACCTGGCTTACGCCACTAGGAATAACGACATCGGGATGTTCAACAAGCTGATCGGTGGAGGGTCCATGAAAGCGCTCAAAAGCCTTTCTCCAGTCATGCAGAGAATCGCCAATGACCAGAACTATGACCGGGCGTTCAAGAAGGCTAAGAACTATCTAAACCGAGCCGAAATCGTATTGAGCGATTACGGAACCATTGGGTTTGTCTTCAATATCCGGCCGGTCCATAATGAAATCAAAGGCAAGTTCGGAGGCCGCATCAAAAAGAATGTCCGACCAGTCAAAAAGAAGCTGCTCGTCGAGACCACGGCAGAACTGAAAGAATACATTCGTGAACGCCAACAAATGGTCGGCAAAATCAAGTCTGGATGGGCCTCGGCCCTGCGCTCCCTGCCTAAGCCTGTCATCAATGGAATCCCCAAGAACTTCGGCGTCGGCCTTCTTAGCGTTGCTTGGATCAACAAGCACACCGGCGTCCAGGGAAAGAACACCGTATCGGCGACCGAAAAGAACGTCGACGTCAGCGTCACGAACATCCTCGGTAATATAGCGAACATCGCCACCGATGCGAGCGTGCTAGACTTGGTCTACGCCAACCGCGTCAGGCAGATGAGGGCTCGCGTGAAAGAGCATCTCGGGAAAACCATCGACGAAGCCAACAGCAAATAACCTTTATGGGAACCAAATCCATCCGCCACATCGTAGAGGCCACCTTGGCCACCTACCTATCCACCCAGACCGGGCTGACCACCGTGGCCTTCCTGACGGGCGACAGCGCCGCGACCCAGACCCTGCCCAAGGCCGTGGTCCTTTGCGAGTCGGCCCGTAGCCCTAACGACCTCCCCGAGGGCGAAGGCAACTTCAGCTGCTCGGTCCGCATCACCCTCTTCTCGAACGCCGACGACACGACCCTCGCCGATCACCGCGCCCGCTGCGCCGCCCTGTCCGGCAATATGCGTGACCTGACCAGCATCAAGGCGGCCTTCGTCACCTCGACCGACGCGGCCTGTTACGACGTCACGATGCAGTCCGAGGACGAAGGTATCGACGAGCGCTCCTGGGCGACTTCCTTCTCGTTCGACGTGCTGGTGGTCCTGCCCGCCTAAGCCAATTCCAAAGCCCGCAATTACAAATGGCCGCCATCTCCACCGGAACGACCTGCATCTACGGAATTGCGGGCACTGTCACGAACCTCTTTGTGCAGTCCTATAGCCTCTCGTCCTCCTTCAACGCTGACGTCACCGTGGTCGACGAGACGGGCATCACCAAGACCCACCGCATGGACGACCGCAAAAGTGAGATCACGGTCGAAGGCATCGCCAAGACCTCGACCATGCCGGTGCTCGGTGGCACCTTGGCCTTCACGGTCAACACCGCCTCCGCCTATCCCGCTGGCTCGGCTTCGGTTTCCTTCTCTGGCGTGATTACCAAGATTGACGATAAGGGCTCGAACAAGGGCTTCACCTCGGTCAGCATCACGGCCATCGATTACGAAGGCATCACCCTTGCGTAATTGACACCCCCGAAAGGGGGACAGTCTAGAGGACAGTGGACCGTCGCTTCCTCAACGCCTACGTCGACCCGGCTCCTTTTAGGATTCTGGGTCGAACTCTTTACCCCTGGTGCCTCAAGTATCGGGTGCGGCTGATGGCCTTTGACTCCCCGCTGGTCACCGGCTCCCGCGGCATCACCCCTGCGGACCTTATCTTCGCCTGCCAAGTGTGCGCCGAGGAACAACTAGGTGACATCGGCTGGATGGATAAACTTCGCATACTCAGCTTAAATCGTCACCCCGCCAAGTTCGAGCGCTTGCTTGAAGCGTTCGCCGGTTATATCCTCGTCCAGGACTGGCCGAAGTTCTGGGAGCAGACTAAGACCAAGTCAGGGGGCGGCGACAAGGGAGTGCCTTGGCCGCTGTCCATCGTGGCCAACCTGATTGCGTCAGGGGTTCCAGAGCAGCGCGCTTGGGAGATGCCCGAGTGCCAGGCCATCTGGCTTAACTCCGCCCTGGCTATCCGTAAGGGTGCTGACGTCTCGATCATGTCGCCCGAGGAAGAGGCCTTCATGGCCGAAGAGGAAGCCAAGGAGGCCGCCGCGGCTGCTTCCAATCCTGCAAAGGAAAGCACCCCCTGACATGGCCCAAGACCTGACAGTCAACATCAAGACGACCTCCGAAGTCCCGCAAGCGATGGACAAGGCCAAGGCCGCCACCGTGTCCTTTGGCAAACAGGTCGAGGACATCCAGAAGAAGTTCAGCACGGCGTTCAAGGACATCGCTTTTGCTTTTGTTGCCCCGCTCGTCCTGCTGAACACGGCTATTAATTTCATCTCATCGGCCATCGAGAAGCGCAAGCAGGACATCAAGGAGGCCTATGATTTTGCGGTCCGTGCAGAGTCTAAGTATCTAGACTCAGAAACGGTCGTCCTAGCAAAGACACGCGCTGCAAAAGAACAGGACGAAAAAGAGCGCGAGATGGCAAAGACCGCCAAGCTTACTGAGTACACTAAGTTCCTTGAGCAGCCAGGTATGCGTGACAAGGTCGCTGATGAAATCGGGGGCCTTCGAGGTTTCCGAATCAAGTACGCCCTCGACGCAAACTCAGCCGAGGCCCTAGCGAAGGATCCTGATGTTCAGGCGGTCATTGCCAAGATGCTTGCGCCTGCCATCGCGGCCAGCAAAAAGGCCTCGGAAATTGCAGCAGAACCTAAAAAGGCAGCGGACTTCAAAGGCCCTGAAGGCTTTGGCAACGTCATCGGCGTCGGACCCAACCCGGTCATGGAGGCCATGGCCCGGCAGATTGAAATCCAAGAGGAGCAGCTCGCCGAGCTGAAGAAGATTTCAGGCACGGACAACGCTGTCCCTACGGACTTCACCAAAACCCCTTCCAAATAAACCATGGCTATCGTAAAAACAGGCAACGCACTTGCCAGCCCTCAACTTCAGCCAGGCGCTAAGTTCACGCAGGACGGCTATGGCCTGACTGTCGGAACGCTGACCTTCAAGGTAGACAAGACCGGCTCGTCCGCGTCTTTCTATCGCGGCGCCTCTTGCCCGATTACCGCCTTCAGTTACTGCAAGATGCACAAGGCTTCCGTGGACATCGGAGCCCTCGACCTAGACACATGGACGGCTGAGTATGTAGGCATCGCCGGAGGCTCTGCGACGACCGAACCTCAGATCACCGGCTCGCAGGGCCTGACCTCTGAGCACATCACGACCCACCCCAACTTCTTTGAGGTCGCCACCGCGCTTGGCTTTTCGGGTTCACCGATTGCCGGCGTGGGAACTGGCTCGATTGCTACTCCTGCTTACCCTGCGGTTGCTGGAACGAACCCTGCGGAATACGCTGGCAACAACGGCGCAACCTTTGAGGCCGCAGTTGGCCGGAAGTTCCTCGGGTTCAAGAAGCCCGAGTTCAAGGACTTCTACGGCAAGACCAACTACCTTGCCCCGCAGTGTTCAATCTCTGGCATCTTCTACACGACTACTTCTTCTATCGTCAACGACCACCGCAACGCGGTCGGCAAGACCTCTGGCAACGGCACCTTCGCCGGCAAAAAACTCGTCCCCGACTACATGGGCACATCCTTCACGATCAGCGGCAAAAACCAACTGCTCCTGGCTCAGGTATCCTTCGAAGACTTCGGCCTGCTCTATAAGGTCCAGTATGAGTTGCGCTTCAACCGCGAGGGCTACGTAGCCAGCGTCTACGCTGCTGCCTGATGAAGATTCAACCCGGAGTCGGCTATAACTTCGACTCGTCCTCGCACGGCTTCACGCTGGACACGTCTGACCCGTTCCCGTCCGCCACTAACTCTTCGCCCGACCACCCTTTCAAGGTCAAGATCGTCGCAGTCGTCAGCGGCGCCATCCGCTTTCAGGTCATTACCGGGACGCTGAACAACCTAGTCCCAGAGATGGACGATGTCATCGGTGGCGTCGAGAAGCTGCTGGACAGCACGACATCCGGCGTCCCTACGCCTCCCACGAATGTCCTGACGTTCAACACCTCGACCAAGGAGTCTTGGGTCTATCTCCGCGCCGGCCCTGAGGCCGCGTCCCCTTACGCCTTCCCTGACCCGAACATCGCTAATACGCCCTACCCGAAGGTCATCTCGTCGAATGTCGAACTGACCGACACCGACACCAATGGCTATGTCCTGCTCGCCAAGGTGGACGTGGACAACGTCACGGCCCCGACCGTCTGGACCTTGCATCAGTATGTCAACGGCTCCCTCTGGGGTGACCGCGTAAAGGTCAACGGCATGACCGCCAAATACTATTACGCCCGCATCTGATGGGCGTCCTGATCGGAGCATCGGAAGCCAACTCCACTTGGGGTCGCAACCGCACGCCCATCTTCAGCACCTACTTCGGCATCGCCGGCGGAGCCCATAACAACGTAGCCACGGACGGCTGGGCCTCCGAGGCCAACACCTTCTTCCGATGCTCTCAGTGGTGGAACTTTGTCAGCTGGACGGACTCGGGCGGCATCCCCCAGACCGGGTACTACGGGCCCTTGGCTTTCCCTGGCACGCCGTTTCCCTCGCTGACATCATTCTGGGTCGGCGCCTACAACACCGACCCGGCAGAGACCTATGCCCCGAACTACCTCGACGACGTGGAGGTCCAAAACGTCTGGGTAGGTCGGGACGTGGTCATTGACGCGACGACCTACACGATGGCCTACTCGGCGCTTAACGGCGTCACTGGGTCTTTCCAGACGATCACGAGCTCGACGGACGTGGTTTCCTTCGACCTCTGACCCCCCCCTTCCAATCGGGGCAAGGTTAAGACCCGATGAGCTGCAACACCGTCACCTTCAAACGCGGATCGTCCTTCTCGGCCTCCATGGTGTGGAACCCTGAGCCGGGCGGCATCGCTAACCTCGTCGGGGTCACGGTCACTTCTAGCATCATCGACACGCAGCAGAACGAGTATGACCTCACCTGCACGGTGGCCGCTGGCGGCCTTTCCGTGGCCATGGTCTACCCGGGCTCGACCGCCGACTGGGCCTTGGGCTCGGCCAAATGGGACATCAAGTTCCTTAACGGCGGCACGGTCTTCTACTCCGAGACGATGCGCATCGACCTCATCGGTCAAGTCACCGCTTAAACGATGTCCCTCACGATCACCATCCCTGGCGCGGTCAACGTCACCACTGGGGCCATGGCCCCTGCCGTCCTGACCATCGGCGTGGGTATCCCTGGCGCCGCTGGCCCTGCCGGCCCGGGCGTCCCTGTCGGTGGCACGGCTGGTCAGTATCTCCAGAAGATTGACGGCACGAACTATAATACGGACTGGGTCACGCTGAACCTTTCGGCCTACGCCCCGCTGGCCTCCCCTGCCTTCACGGGCAACCCGACCGCCCCGACCGCGGCCCTTGCTGACAACGACACCTCCCTCGCGACGACCGCCTTCGTGCAGCAGGAACTCCTGTCTGGTACGGCCAACGCCAAGAACCTCGAGGTCTACGTCCGCAACCAGACCGGCTCGACCCTGGCCGCTGGCACGATCGTCTACATCAACGGCGCCACGGGCAACCGTCCGACCGTCACTCCTGCCCAGGCTAACAACGACGCGAACTCCGCCCAGACCATGGGCTTCGTCAAGACCAGCATCGCGAACAACGGCTTCGGCTTCGTCATCGTCCGCGGCGAGTGCGAGGCCCTGGACACGTCGGCGGTCGCCGAAGGCACGCAACTCTACCTGTCTCCGACCACGGCTGGCGCCTACACGACGACCAAGCCGGTCGCCCCGAACCACCTCGTCTACGTCGGCATCGTCATCCGCTCGCATCCGACGCAGGGCGTCATCCTGGTCGCCGTCCAGAACGGCTACGAGCTCGACGAACTGCACGACGTCCTGATCACGACTCCGACCAACGGTCAGGTCTTAAAATACGACTCGACCTCCGGCCTCTGGGTCAACGGCACGGACTCCGCCGGCGTGGCTTGGGGTGGCATCACCGGGACTCTAAGCTCGCAGACCGACCTCCAGACGGCGCTCGACGGCAAGTATAGCACGACCAACCCGGCGGGCTACATCACCTCGTCTGCCCTGACGCCCTACGCACCCAAGGCTTCTCCGACCTTCACTGGTCTTTCGGTTTTTAACAACCCGGGCAACTATGCCATCAGCATCGACAACAGCGCGGGCTACTACACGTCCATCTCGTCTGGTGTTTATTCCATAGTCAACGCCGCGGTCGAAGTCATCCGTCTTTCTGCTGGCGGCATCAAGTATCCCGACGGCCTCACCCAGTCCGTCGCCTACCCTGGCTCGACTGACTTCCTGCTCAAGGCGGACAACCTGAGCGGTCTGGCGAACACCGGCACGGCTCGCACGAATCTCGGGCTCGGCACGATGGCGGTCGAGACGGCGAGCAACTACCTGACCACGTCCACGGCGGCCTCGACCTACTTCACGATCGCCAGCGCCGCGAACAAGGCCGACCTCGCCAGCCCTGCGCTGACGGGAACGCCGACCGCCCCGACGGCTGCCGCCGCTACCAACACCACGCAGATCGCCACCACGGCCTTCGTCACGACCGCCGACAACCTGAAGGCCGACCTCGCAAGCCCGACCTTCACGGGAACACCTGCCGCGCCGACGGCCACGGCTGGAACGAACACCACTCAGATCGCCACGACGGCCTTCGTCACGGCGGCGGTCCCGGCTATCGCTACCTTTGCCGAGTCGCAGCAGCTGACCTCGACGACGAAGGCGATGTCACCGTTTGACACTATCACAGCCATGATGACCGAGGGATACCGTCCGGCTCTTGGCATGACAGGCGGTAGCGTCGGGGCTGGTGCGGGCGTCAACCCTATCATGCCGCAGTATATTGGCATAGGTGGGCCGAACTCTGGTGTGGCTGGCAGTTGCCATGCTGTCACTAATACTGCCGGGGGTTATATCACAGGCGTAGACCCGGTGAGTATTAAGTTCAACAAACCCATCTGGCTGTCGGGCTCTTTCCGCCTAAATATTCCAGGTGACTCTAATAACGACTTCAAAGCCTACCTTGGTACTTCGATGCTAAACGGCAACGACCCAACCGGCCCCTCCATCGGATGGTACAGGCAGGGCGGCGCAAGTATGCCCATCAGCCTTATGGTGCACAATGGCACCACGCTGACAAAGGTCGCGTCTGCATCCTCGTATGGGTCGGGTTCGACCGCGGTGATCCGCTACATGGTTTACTCTGACGGGG